GTCCTGCCGATACTCTTTTTGGTGCAAACGTAGTGCATAATATAGGTAGATACCCAACTGGGTCAACTTATGTAGATTTATATATGTCTGAATTAAATTTTGTAGATGGTTTAGCATTAGATGCTAGTTATTTTGGAGAAACAAAAAATGGTGTCTGGATACCAAAAGAGCCTGATGTAAGTGAATATGGAACTAACGGCTTCAGATTAAAGTTTGACCAAGTAGGTGTAGGTACTGCATCAACATCAACAATAGGTGCTGATACAAGTGGTAAGACAAATCATTTTACATCTAGTGGTATAGTCGCATCTGATTGTGCAATGCCTGATAGTCCAGAGAATAACTTCTGCACCCTAAACCCTAATGCGAGAGGAACAACAAATGTTGCCTTGTCTGAAGGTAATTTAAAATTTGTTAAATCAGGTGCTAACTTTGGAAATGTGTTAGGTACAATGCCTTTGTTTAGTGGCAAATGGTATTGTGAAGCATACATCACTTCATCTAATTTAACTCAAGTTGGAGTACAAGAAGTTACAAATAATATTTATACTAGCTCAGGTGATTTTGGAGCTAATACGGATTTAGGTATGTGGGATAGTAGAGGTTATTATTATGATGAAGGTACAGCAGGAGGTTCACCTCCAACTTATACAACTGGAGATATAATTAATATTGCATTTGACGTTGACGCAGGGAAAATATGGTTTGGTAAAAATAATACTTATAATCATAGTGGTGACCCTGCTAATGGCACAAATCAAACTACTGGTTCAACTAATGATTTATCTTCTATAGGTGTAACTATAGCTGGTAATGGTGAGAGTGGAGGAACTGCTGTTTATAATTGTGGACAAGATGGTTCTTTTGCAGGAAATAAAACAGCACAAGGAAACACAGATGATAACGATATAGGTGACTTCTACTATGCTCCACCATCAGGCTTTCTAGCATTATGTTCAGCTAACCTACCAGAACCAACCATAAGTCCTAATGCTGATACACAAGCTGATGACCATTTTAATACAGTTCTTTATAGTGGTACTGGCTCATCACAAGCAATTACTGGAGTTGGATTTCAACCAGATTGGGTTTGGACTAAAGGTCGTTCTGTAGCATATAGTCATTATTTATTTGATTCTTCAAGAGGTGTGCAAAAACGTCTGATGGCTAATAGCACAAATGCAGAAGATACTTTATCAAATGGTCTAACAGCATTTGGTACTGATGGCTTTACACACGGTGGTGAAGCAGGAATGGGCAATAATGGTGATACATTTGTTGCTTGGAACTGGAAAGCAAATGGTGGCACAACAACTACTAATGATGCAAGTGCAACTAGTATAGGCTCACAAGATAGTGTTTATCAAGCAAACACAACAGCAGGATTTAGCATTGTAACTTATACTGGTACTGGTTCAAATGATACTTTTGCTCATGGAGTACAAGTTAATGGTGTAGCTACAGCACCTAAGTTTATTATATTTAAAAGGACAGATTCTGCTCAACAATGGGTTATATATCACGAAGTAGGAACTGGAAACACAAGGTCAATGCTATTTAATACAGATGCACCAAATAGTGCTTCAGCAGTTAATTTTAATAATACATCACCTACATCAACTGTTTTTTCATTAGGTACAGATGCTTATGCAAATGGTAGTGGTGGTACTTATGTAGCCTATTGTTTTGCAGAGGTAGAGGGATATAGTAAAATTGGTAAATTCATTGGAGGTGGTGGTACAGATGGCACATTTATCTTTACTGGATTCCAACCTCAATACTTACTGTTTACTAACCATACGTCAGGATATAATTGGGTCGTAAAAGATGGTGTAACCTCACCAATAAATGTGCGAAATCATCATTTAGTACCTGATTTACCTCAAGTTGAGGGAACATTTCCAGTTGCAGATTTTGTGTCTAATGGTTTTAAAATGAGACATCCTGATAGATATTTTAATGGAAGTGGTGAAACATATCAATTTTTAGCGATTGGTGGAAATCCTTTTAAATATGGAAATGCAATATAGGAGAAAATAATGGCTTATAAATACAAAGAAAGATACCTCAAAGTTGGTAAGGCATGGCAAGATGATGATGGGTTTAAGCACCCTTATAACTGGTCAAGTTCTTGGTCTGCTGATGATTTAAAAAAGTGGGGTGTAACTGTAGAAGCTGATGTTGATACAAGTTATGACGATAGATTTTATTGGGCAAAAGGTATTGAACGTAAACTAGCAGATGAGAATGTAGTTGATGATGATGGCAAAGCAGTCATTGATATAAGAACTGGAAAGCAAATGGTTCAATTAGGTCTTAAATCTATATGGGTTGCTAAGACCAAAACAACTGCAAATAGCCTTATGTCATCTAGCGATTGGTATGTAACAAGAAAGTCTGAAAGTGATGTAGCAATACCATCAGACATAAGAAAATACAGAACAGATGTTAGAACTGCTACAAAAACTATAGAAGATAAGATCAATGGTTGTGCAGACTTAGATGCTTTCAAGGCATTGTTTGTAGTGCCAACTGATAGTGATGGCAATCCTACTGGTAACAGTCCAATAACAGATTTCCCTGATGAGGTGTAAATGGTAAAAGCAAGTGAAGTGAAAGCACAGATAGACACACATGAAGCAGTATGTGCTGAGAGATGGAAAGAGACTATACTTCGCATCAAGAGAATAGAAACTATTATGATTGGTACAGCAGGCACAATGATATTAATGATGGCAGGCTTACTACTGAGGTGACACTATGCTTGAAATGCTAATGGTTGCGAATAGTGCCTTTGCTGTCATCAAACAAACAATAGAAAATGGTCGTGATCTTTCAAGTGCAGGTGCTGCAATCGGCAAATTCGTAGGTGCTGAAGACCAACTCCAACAAGACTTACATAAAAAAAAGAGTAGTATCTGGACTAACTTTCTTGGCAAGACAGACAATGACTTGGAAGAGTTCATGGCATTGGAACAGATACGAGTTAAGAAAGATCAACTTCGTGAGTTCATGCAACTTTATGGCAGAGCTAATCTATACAATGACTACATACAATACTGTGCTGATGCAAGAAAGCAACGCAAAGAAGCACGCATCAAAGCACAAAAACGTAAGCAACATATACAAGATATGATTCTCAAAATTATATTAGGCATACTAATAGCAACTGTATTGACTGGTGTCATTGGTGTTCTAATTATAATAGCTAAAAAGAAAGGTATAATATAATGATTACAGCTTTAATCCCTGCAGTTACAGGCATACTTGATAAGTTCATTCCTGATGCAGATACAAAACAAAAGTTAAGCCATGAGATTTCTACCATGGCAGAGAAGCACGCACAAGAAATTGCATTGGCACAGATCAAAGTGAATGAGGCTGAGGCCAAAGGTAATTGGTTTCAATCATCATGGCGACCTGCTACTGCGTGGGTATGCGTACTTGGATTCCTTGTTAATTTTTTAGTATCGCCATTGTGTGCAGGATTTGGTATTGATATACCACAAGCAGACACGGCAACCATGTTACCTGTGCTTATGGGTATGCTTGGATTGGGTGGCATGCGTACACTCGAACGATTAAAAGGTAAGGATAGAAAATAATGGTTATGTTATCAAAGAACTTTTCATTAAATGAAATGCTTAAGAGTCAGACTGCAGAACGTTTAGGTATAGATAATAGTCCTGATGCAGATGCTATATATAACTTGGGTAGATTAGCAGAGAATGTACTACAACCATTGCGTAATGAGTATGGTGCGTTCATGGTATCAAGTGGATTTCGTTCCGTTGAATTATGTGAAGCTATCGGTAGCTCTAGTAATAGTCAACATGCTAAAGGGGAAGCAGCCGACTTTGAGATATGTGGTATATCTAACTTTGATTTAGCTGAATGGATTAGCGATAACCTTGAGTATGATCAACTGATACTTGAGTGCTATAAAGGAGGCAATACTGGGTGGGTGCATTGCTCCTATGTACCAAACGGCAGAAAGGAGAATCTTACCTATGACCGGACCAAAGGTTATCGCAAAGGATTACTGGAGGAGTAATCCTATTTGTTACGTTTGATTAGTTCTTTTATATACCACTGTGCTTTATACAAATCTTCTATTCCGTTTTTGTCTTTGTAACGCATGATGTACTTGATGATGTTGCCTTGGCAATAGTCTAGTTTGTTTTGCGTTATAAATTTAATTGGTTCTATTTTGTATTTGTTATAATGTTTTGGCGATATGTTGTTCTTGTTCATGGCAATAACTTTCGTAACCGAAAGTCATTAGAACCTATGATGGCGTAGCATTGCATCGTCTGTTGTTGTAACATTCTGATCTCCCCAGTCTTCTTTTTCTTCTTGTGGTTTCTTTTTTAATTGTTGAAATATTTGCCTGAGTTCATGGTTGCCTGCTCTCCTGTCAAACTTACACTCTGGACATAGCTTTGCGTATGGCCGTTTGAATGTGACAGGTGGCATGAGTACACCACACTCAGCACAGTTCTTCTTATCAAATTTTATTATTGGTCGTGCCATTATATTTCTCCTTAAATAATGTTTATTAGTATAACTATACACACAACACCAAGTACATATACTTTATAAGATAACTTAATTTTCTTTTTAGTATTGTACCTAGTTAGTATAGTTGTGTGTATATACCTAGATAGATGTGATAGACCCATATCAACTCCTTAGTTTACGTAAGAATTTTTCATATGATTTTTGCTCAAGTCTCCACTGATGTCCAACTTTAATGTATGGAATCTTATGAAGCTTCATTAGCTTCTTAACTTTACCGACTGATGTCTGCAATGAACCTGCAACAACATCAATCGACTCAGTATTGTGTAGATTAAAAAGGGACTTCGTCACCGAATGCCTCCAATCCTACGTTGCTGACTTGGTCTAATGTCTTAGCACCACTTGTCACCTGCTGATACTCGTTAGGCCCATCAGTGACAGGCTGAGAGCCTTGCATGGATGTCTTGTCGCTGATCTTAGCATCCATATAATCCTTACCACCTTGTGATGTAGCAAACCATATGGCTAATCGTCTGTCTTCATAGTCACCTGATAGGTGTGGTGCTTTAGGATTCTGACTGTCGTTCTCAAACAACACACCAACTTTTTTGTATACTTCACGTATAACTTTACCTGATGGTAGTGTAGCCTTGACAATAACATGATACTCTTCTGCACCATTGTTGTTTAGTTTACCTTGTCCAACTAGGACATTGTTCTCACGAGGTGCAAACATTGCACCTCTATCTGTGTCGTCGTACTGTTGATCCATTTAGAATCCTCCTCTACTTGATTTAGCGTCTGATGTTTTGGTACTGATTGGTGGCAACTTAGGTCCGGTATTACCTGCAGCTCTATTGCCATCGTCATCTTCTGTTGCCAACCCGTACACTGCCTGCAATGCGTATCTCTTAACGTATGTGATGGCACTGCCCATTGCTTGTGGGTCTGCTTTTTTATTATCAGGAATGATAATAGGTATGCGACTAGTAAGAGTCTTTGTATCTACGTCGTGTGTCACTACTGTCTCGACATAGAAATCTCTATGCATAAACTGCGAGTGCTCACCATCAGTTAGTATGGTGTTGTCGTAGTTTACTATCTGTGTAAACGACAAGCCAAACTGTGTGGCTTCTCCAACTGCACCAATGACTGCACTGAGATCAGCGTAGGTACTCTTGAAGAATGGATTGCTACTATCTTTAGTAGCTTTGACTGCAAGTTGTTGGAACTTTGTCATAGCTTCGTTAAGTGTTTTACAAGTACCAACTTTTTTGTTAGGTTGAGTTGTCATGTGTTCTCCATGCTTGACATCAGGGGTTGACTTTGTTGTGGGGTTGACCCCATTTTTATTTTGATTAGACAAGTGTCTCTCCTTTCATTGGTTTAGTTTTAAAGAATCCTTTATGTGCAGGATTGTCGTGCATAAATAGCCTAGAGTAAAAGGCTATGTAATCGTTGCTTATCTTAAAGTCTGCATCTGTAGTAGTGATGGCTGTCTCCCATCTGATACGACCTATGATTAACCATGGTGAACATTTCTTTGCACCACTGCTAATTGCTTGTAATGTATACTTAGTAAAGTAGTTGTATACATGTGGGTTATCTCTGTGATACTCCCACCATTTCTTTTTCTTTTCTAGGAATGTCATTCGTCTTCCTCCTTTAATGGTTCTTTGAAGAATAGTACACTGCAATAGATTGCATCATCTCTTTTGTACTCAACCATCTCTTTTACTTTTATTGTGTCTCTGTATTTCCAATTAGTATGACCGAGCATATTCATACACGCTTCATCTAAGTCATCGCTTTTATATTTACTCATCGTTTATCTCCTTGATATGTATGGTCAATGCACCACGTTTGTTGCGTTTGATTGATATCTTGTCGGTGTAAACCTCACGTTCATTAGATTCTACAAGAGACTTGAGTTCTTTCTTAGCATTCTCAAATATTTTTGTGTCATCATAGTGAGCAATGTAATGATGTTGTAACTCTATGAAGAAGTTATCTTGACTAGCATCACGAGTAACCATGTTATCCAATGTCATGTGCTGAACACCTGTTGGTAATTCGTTAGGCATATCAGCAGTAGGTGCTTGCTTGTTGACAACATGTGACCAGAAGTCACGTAGTATTGGTAGCATACGCAACCACTCAGCTTCGTCTTGACTAACTAGCTTGCACTCCCATTGGTTACCAAAGATAACAGACAGATACATATGCTTGAGGTCTGCGACTTTCATATACAACTGTATCTGTGGTGAGTAGTACGCAAGTATATCATCAAACTTTTTGAATGAACTTGTGTGCTTACACTCGATACCAATGTGCTCGCCTTTGTTTTCCGGGTCTATCATGATGCCATCAAGCGTAGCTTTGAATGGAATACCATCGATAGTTTTCTTAGCCTCGTGTTGATAGCCAAGAACATGGACATTGTACTCTTGTTCAAACCATGCGAGGTTGAAGTCTTCTGTAAATGTACCAAGTTGTACGTTGAATAGATGTGATAGATCAGCAGGTTGACTTTGACCTGTCTTCTCTAGCCATAGTGGATGCCAGTCACCACTCATAATCTTGACTGCATCTGACCCACCAATGAATCCCATTCTCCATTTTGGATCACGGACAGGTGGTTTTAAGTTTACTACATTCATTGTGTTCTCCTTTGTTGTTGATAGATAGTGAAAGGTATCCACTAACTATGGTACTGCGACCATGGACAGTCCTGAACGAGACACTATCTATCATGATTATATTACTGCATAATTGCAGTAAATACTAGTAGTTTTTTATCTTTTTGTTGCGTTTTGTATCATATCGAGTAGCTTTACACGCTTTTGATACCTCCATTCTCCTGCGTCTCTGAACTCAGAAAGACTAGGGAAGAATGTTTTTGTATGCGAAACGCTTTTGACTGCATACAAAAATATATCAGCAGGATAATCAGACAAGCCACGTGCAATCAGACGTATACGCATAGCAATATCTTCTTTGGTTTCTTGCGACGGCTTGACCATGACCATCATACACTTGAGTAACTCCTGCTCCATATGTTCTTGTGGCATGGGTGTCATGGCAAAGGCCATAACATTCAAAGCTTTCTCTAGTTCATCAGCCTTTGGTTTGCTGACAAGCTTGTATCCACGCACACTGAAGTCTGGATTAAGTTCTTCCTTGTAATTTAGAATTGATTCCAAAGAAGAAAGAACTCTTGCCTCTACTTCCCTTGGACTGGTTGTTGTTAGACTTTGTAAAGCCTGTGCTTTTTTGTTCTTGCTTAACTGTAACTGCATTTGTCTTGCCTACTTTGTTAGATGGTTTGTTAGTTATAGGTTCGTGTGACATACTGACACCCTCCACGTGACACTCTGTCACTTCCATAGTGACAGGCTGACACTTCCGTACTCTATATATGTTGACTTGATTCTTACCCTGACGTTTGCGTATTAAATATTTTTTATCTACTAGGTACTCAAGCTTACGTATAACAGTACGCTCACTGAGGTTACATTTTATAGCAATCGTTTTGATTGAAGGGAAAGCAATCATGGTTTCCTGATTGGCATGATGATTGATTACCAGTAACACAAGCTTGGCTACTGGATCACCAACATCAGCATCCAAGATACCTTGGATATTACGGAACGACATACCTATGCCGTGTCTGCCATGTATTGTTTCCAATCTTTTTGTATCTCCATCTCAGTAGGTACTTCTACTAACTTGGCTAGTTTATTAAGTGAACTTTGTCCTGCTGATGACATACGATCATACTCCCAAAACAAATCTAGCACATGTCTTTTCACCATCTCTAGTTCTAATTCGTATTCTTGTAGCACTGATTTTTGTAAAGTCATTTCTTTCTCCATAGTTTCTTGACTGTTTCTTCTGATAAAAACATAACCCATCTTGGTTCTGTATTACCACCTCTCTTATATATAACAGCATCCCGGTTGATCATTGTTGTGAATGGGGATGGGAAGCTGCTATTCTTACGATACTTTACTTCGACTATTACTTCTTGTCCGTTGAGTTCGACGACGAGGTCGCCTTTATATTCGCCTCCCAACGCTCCACTAAGAGGCTGACGCTTTGCTTTGATCTTCCAGTCTTTGAAGAGCTTGACAAAGAAGTTCTCATGGTATGTTCCTTTTCTGCTAGACGTGCTTGCCAATTTGATTTCTCCTTACAACTAAAGCAGACAAAGAAAGTTCGACTGCCCTTTACTTTCGTAAAGTATTTTGTGTGTGTACTACACACATCGCATTTGATCATTGAACTTTTAGCTTACAATCAAGTGCTTCTATCCAATCTAAAAGCATAAAGCCTGATGGCAAGCGTTCGTATCTTTCCCACTTACCTATTAGGCTATCAGCACATCCGATCTTGTAAGCTAATGCTTCTTGCGACAGTTGCATTTGGTTACGCTTACTTACTAAAGACGACACCAATTCTTTCCAGTTAGGATTGATTGGAACTGGAGTCGCTCTGTAGTTGAACATGTCTGAACGCTTTGAGTATTCTTTCTGCTGTATCAAATCTTAAGTCCATCCCATTTATTGCACGATAGTATGTACTAGTAGGTACACCTGCAACAATGAACATATCTTTAAGACGTACATCATTCTTAGAAGCTATATCTTGTAGCTGATTTATATACTTGCACAACACCATATAAAATTAGTACTGCATATATGCTACATGATCAAGTATTATTTAGGTTTAAAGCTTCTCATCTTTATATTTTCAAACCTAGCAGGAACTACAAGGGTTGCGTTACATTTGCTGCAACATCTTCCATCTGCTATTGGTAAAGCATCATTGCCCTGATCCCAATACATAACTCCATCTTCTGTGTATTGTTTTTCTATTTCTTTTTTACATATTATGCATTGCATTATCTTCTCCATTGTCATTTGCATTCCATTCTTCAACTAAGGTTGCACACGCAAACGCATGCGATGGGCCATACTCTTTTGCAATAGCAACTATTGCTTGTTGATTTGTCATGCCGTCGTTGGTTAGGTATGCACCAAACTTCTCTTCGACTTCGATGCATTGGTCTTTGTATCTACTCATAGCTACACTCCTTTATCTTATCTGTTACACCATAATGTTCTAGCATAGGTTGCTCTTGCCACGTATGCCATTCCTTTTTCGTTTGTTCTACAAAGCTTGGCTTGTGTAATGACGTTGCAATTTCACACACTGCGTTTGCTATGTTGACTGCATCACACTCCTTGTCACAGGACATGCCAATGAGTGAGCATAGATATTGTTGGTATGAATCTACCATTGTGTTCTCCTTTGTTGTTGTGATTAGTCCTTACACATCAAGACTCTTGCTGACAGGAAGCAACTCCTATTGATCTATCAAGTGTTGATTCACGTTTACGTACCTCAGACCCGATCTAACCAGTGGTACTCCTTGATGTGTAAGGTATCCCTGCAGGGAATTATGTTAGTACAGCTACATCTTGTACCCCGATGCCATCCCACCTGCTAGTCTGTATAGCTTTGGATACCTCACTGTGACGTAGTATCTCTGCTCTGTGTGGATGTGCTGCATCTTGTGTATGTGATGACCAGTAAGTCATAGCATTATACAATGCCCATTTGTTTTGACCTAGCTTGGTTGTCTCATTGCGATACAAACCCATTAGCTTTTCTAATTTAGTTTCATTGACTTTGACCATAGTAGTGTTTGAACTACGCTTACATATGGTAGCCTTGAGGAATGTCTCAGCCTCTAGCATACTTACAGGTTGAGTGGCATACTTCTGCCAGATACCCTCACTGTCAAAGAACCCGGTGATAGCACGATCAATCTTACCTTGCGTACCTATCAAGCTGAAGCCTGATGTATGCTTGTTACGATCGAATGATAATGCTTTTGGACTAGCACATCCATTGCTACACCATAGTCTGTAACCCTCGGCCTTGATCATGATTGACCAAGCACCATCGTATGAGTTGGTATAGTCTACGTGGAACTTGATATAGTCACCAACTTGAGGTTCAATAACTAGGTCATTGAATGCTATAGTACCACGTAACTTTGCACCATTCTCATATACTCTTTGAGTATGAGTGAAGTCACGAGTGACTCTGTTACTATTACGTGCAGCTTGTTCCATCTTGTCGACGACCTCACCATGCCGTATCATTTGGTATGCACCACCATGTGTACCAAGTACTGCACCTGTGTCGGTACGAACGATAGCTTGTTGCATCTTCTTGGGTACTGGATGTTCGATTGCTTTCCATCCATCTTGAATCTCACGTACTGCTACGAGAGGCACGACCTCCACTGGGAAATCATAAGGTGCTAAGTGTGTTGTTATTCCATCCATTGTTATCTCCTATATGTAAATGGTTTTGGTTGAAGTGAATTGAATTTCATCATGCAAAAAAAGTCAACACGTTATCACCCCCCATGGGTTGCACGAACGAAGTGAGTGCGACTTATTGGGTGTTAGGGAAGCGATAAGTGTTAGGGGTTAGTTTGCATATGCTCCTTGTGTTTTGCAATGAGCCTGCGAATGGTACGCAAAACTCCATTGTTGCTGAATTGAACAAGAAAAAAGGCAGACTAGGATGAACCTAGCCTGCAGTTGAAGTTACTTGTTCTTTGCTTGAGAGTTGATGAAGTCATTGAGCATAGCCTGACCATCTTTCTTAGGCATAGTTGTTAGGTCTTTAGTGAAGCCTGTAACCTTGCTACCATGCTTGTCGATCTGCTCCTGCATTGAAGCCTCAAAGACTTTCTGCTCTTCAATGGTACGACCTGACTTACGAGCGTGTATTTTAAGCCATACCTGCTCAGTACGTTCTGATGGTGGTGTACCATTGCTTGAACCTAGTGTCTTAGGATTGAAAGCCTCGTCAAGCTTAGCTGAGTACGCCTCGCTACCCATCCACTGCTCACCATAGGTAGCCTCGAACAAGTCACGAAAGATAAGGTACTCAGCTTCGCTATTAGTAATGGCTGACTCAGCACATTCGTAAGCATCCAAGAGTTTCTCGCTACTGTTCTTAGCAAGGCTCTTCTCGATGTTGTCAAGTCTTTCATGTGACTTGGCAAGCTGTTGCTGTGCTGTCTTACAGTATGCACCATACCTCATTAGTATAGACAATCTCCAGAATGGGTTGTCTTGACCTGAGTCTGTGTGATCGTCAACAAACTCTGAGGTATATTTCTTAGAGTACTCAGTCTTCTCTTGTTCACCCATGTCGAAGTTCTCGATCCATGTGTCTGTGATTATAGTGTGTACGTCTTGTGTTTTGATTTTTGATTTTGACATTGTGTTCTCCTATGTTTGATTATGTCATATGATTGTGGGCAACATGCCCGGTAGTATGGGTAGCCTTTCGACTACCCAATTTTGTTAGTGTCTAAGTATAAATCCCAATGTGCTATATCAAGTGCCTGCTTGTGGCATTTGGTAATGTTGACTGCATGATTGTATAACTTCCAAGTCTTGATGTAGTGATCATGTTTCTTGGCAACCTTTAGTAAGTTACTGTATAGTTTTATATCCTTGTCAGTAGCTTTGATGCATATTATTTTAGTCATTACTATCTCCTTATGTTATATCCCAACACTCACAGGGATGTTTTCCTTTATGATACGGTCTCAACGTTGCTCTCGGAATTAGTCAACATCTTACATTTCTGACGAAGAGAAAATTCAATAATAACTAATAGTATTTTCTTTAGGAAAAATGTCTGCCCAATAAATGTCCTTACATTTATTTGGATAAGGTGTTTACTTGTTCGGCCTGTTAGTAAGTCTTATAACAAATAGCCAACACAGGTTTGTGTATAGCTTCGGTCTGCTATTTGTTGTTAGAGTTAGTTACAGGTGAGAGTGACGTAAGACCCGTAGGATAATAAAGAAAAACAATCCCTGTGTGTGTTCTCACAGATATGTGAGGAGCAGGCGAGTATGTGCCTGCTCTGAACGAAACAGGATAAGCAAAAGTTGTTGCTTGTTTTGTAATCTTTTGCGTCAAAAGATGATTGTCCGAAGCCACCTACAGAATAGATATAGATAGCGTAGAACTGCATTAACGTCCCTTTTCTGTGTTCTGTTGACGAAAGCTAGGGTAACGTAACGATAGCATGACTAAGAGTCATGTGGTAGTGGATGTTACTCTAGCCTAAAGAAAAGGAAACGGACTGCAGGACAATAATTGGATACTGATCGAACCACCTGTGTTAATAAGCTATACAATGTAAGTAGTGTCATGTTATCCATATTAATCTCCATATAGCCATTGAAGATACATAGCCATCGTTCTGTTGTCAAAATGCTATATTTACCACATGCGAAGCATGGCGTGTAAATAAGCAATTTATCTCTTTTGACAATACGGTTGTGGCTATGTATTACCACGTTTGTGCATTGACAGAGGGTACGTAGGGATGTGACAAAAGGGGGGATTACAGGGGGGTTATCTCTAGCGTAGAGAAGTTTTGATGTTACTTTTTCAAAAGTAACTGGTTTGCTACTTGTCCAACAAGTAGGTCTGAAAGACATTTATCTATGTGATATAGGAGGGATACATATGATTGAGCAACGTAAGTTAACCAAGAGACAAACAGCATTAGTTGATACCATCGTAGCAAGTGGATGTACTGTGAAAGAAGCGTCGGTGCAGGCAGGATATGCAGATGGTGAATCAGGAAGAGTGACAGCCAGTAAGACTTTGAGACTGCCACATGTACAACAGTATATGATGCAACGTATAAGTGATAGTATAGGATTGAGTGCTACGACGGCATCGAATAGGATACTGACCCTAGCTAAAGGTGCGAAGAGTGAGTACGTTCAGCTAGAAGCGAGCAAGGACATACTCGATCGTGCAGGGTTCAAAGCACCAGACAAACACATGCATCTACATGCAGGGGAAATAAAAGTGCAGATAGATTTGACCTAGGGGGGTGGGGGTAAAAAGTGCGAGGGGCGACTCGACAACATCTCTACAACAAACATTATTTGCTCAAAAGGTTCGTTTGTGCATTGAGCCATCAAACAACATAAGTGATAACTAAACTATGGCAACACCGGCATGGACAAGAAAAGCAGGCAAGAATCCCAAGGGTGGATTAAACGCAAAGGGTCGTGCGTCTTATAAGAAAGGCACATTGAAAGCACCTGTTAAGAGTGGAGACAATCCAAGGCGTGCATCTTTCTTAGCGAGGATGGCAGGCAACAAAGGTCCTGACAGAGATTCCAAAGGTAAACCTACAAGGAAGTTATTATCCCTCAGAGCATGGGGTGCATCAAGTTCTAGTGATGCAAGAGCAAAGGCTAGGGCAATATCAAAACGAAATAAATCAAAGAAGGGATAACATTATGCCAATGGGTAAAGGTACATATGGTTCTACTAAAGGCAGGCCACCAAAGAAGAAAAGTTTATTAACTGGTAAGCAGAAGACATTGCCTGCTGCTTTACAGAAAAAGATTATGAAGAAGAAGAAGTAATGGCAGTCAACGAGGCAGGCAACTATACCAAACCTACTATGAGGAAAGCTATCTTCCGTAGGATCAAGGCAGGTGGCAAGGGTGGTAGACCCGGGCAATGGTCTGCACGAAAAGCACAGATGCTTGCCAAACAATATAAATCAAAGGGTGGGGGTTATACTTCCTGATGGACTGGATAACAGCAGACCTAGTCACAGTTTTACATGAGATGTCTTGGTTTGATGGAATCAGTTATATTTTTTTAGGTTTAGGTGTTTATGCAACTGTTAAATGGATTAATAACAAATGGCGTTAAAGAAAACACAGAGGTCACTGCGTGCTTGGACTAAACAAAAATGGCGAACCAAAAGTGGTAAACCTAGTACACAAGGGAGTAAAGCAACAGGCGAACGTTATCTACCTGAGAAAGCAATTAAAGCTTTATCGGACTCTGAATACAAATCCACTACGGCTGCTAAACGCAGAGCAGTTAGAAGAAATAAACAAGTATCTAAACAGCCCAAAAAGATTGCAGGCAAAACGAGAAGCTTTCGCTCTTACACATAGGATGAACAATGATTAATATTTACTTTGAAACTTTTAGATTTTTTAATAAGATAAGCAATTATTTTTATAACAAGTACTGCCGTTGTTTGCAGAAGAAACAGATTGATAATATAACACGAGTTGTTAAATGAGACTTCATAAGATTAACAAAGAAGACAGAGACATACTTCGTATTGTAGTTAAGCAAGTACACTTTAAACATTATCCCGAACAGTTCTGCACTGATTATGAAGCAGACAAAATGATTGCAGCAATAGCACCTGATGTTATTGAAAGACTAACTAAAGTCGGCAAGGATATGAGAGTTGACCAACTTTAAATACAAACCTGATGGAGAAGTATGTAAGTCTTTTTTAAAGGATGAAACTTTCTTCAGAGGATTAAGAGGGCCAGTTGGCTCAGGTAAATCAGTAGCTTGCTGTGTAGAAGTATTCAGACGAGCCTTAATGCAGGAGAAATCACCAGATGGCAAACGCAAAAGTAGGTGGGCGATTATCAGAAACACCAATCCTCAGCTTCGTACTACCACGATTAAAACTTGGTTGGACTGGTTTCCGGAAGACGATTGGGGTAGGTTCTCTTGGTCAGTTCCATATACGCACAAAATATCCAAGAGTGATCTGGAGTTGGAGGTTATATTCCTTGCACTCGACAGACCTGAAGACGTTAAGAAACTCCTCTCGTTAGAATTAACTGGCATATGGATTAACGAGGCTAGGGAAATACCTAAGTCAATTATTGATGCATGTACTATGCGTGTTGGTAGATACCCATCTATGAGAGATGGAGGTCCGACTTGGACTGGAGTTATTGCAGATACGAACGCTCCTGAGGAAGATCATTGGTGGCCAATCATGGCAGGCGAAGTTCCTATACCTGATCATATAAGTTCTGAAGAATCTAGGATGCTTGTTAAGCCTGACAACTGGAAGTTCTATACTCAACCCTCAGCTATGTTAGAAGATAAAGATGAAGAGGGATTGATAGTAAAGTATAATCCTAATCCTGTAGCTGAAAACAAAAAACATATGATGGGCAGTTACTATCCTAACTTGATACAAGGTAAGACTAAGAGTTGGATAGATGTATATGTAATGAACAGACTAGGTCATATCCAAGATGGTAAGCCTGTGTATAATATGTTTAGAACAGATGTTCATGTTGCAAACGAAGAGATACCCGTCGCAGATGGTATGCCTTTATTTATTGGATTAGATTTTGGCTTGACCCCTGCTGCAGTCTTTGGACAAAAGGTAAGAGGTCGTTGGCTTTTACTTCAAGAGATTGTAGCCTTTGATATGGGTATAGTTAGATTTGCTGAGTTACTTAGACAAGAGATAGCAATGCGTTATGCTAACTGTGAAGTTAATATATTTGGTGATCCTGCAGGTGACTTTAGAGCACAGACTGATGAGAGTACTCCATTCCAAATACTTAGAGGTGCAGGTCTAAAAGCTAGACCTACTCATAGTAATGACGTATCTCTTAGACTTGAATCTGTATCTGGGCCATTGCAACGTATGGTTGATGGGCAGTCAGGTGTACTTATAGATTACAGGTGTAAAGAATTAATCAAAGGGTTTGAGGGTGGCTATCACTATAGACGTATGCAAGTATCAGGTGAACGTTATGAAGACAAACCTGCTAAGGATAGATTCTCACATATACATGACGCACTACAATATTTAATGCTAGGCTCAGGTGAGGGCAGACAAGTGATGGGTCAGTTTAAAACTGTCAGTGCATTCAATGCACGCACAGACTTTGATGTATTTACTAGACAACCTAAGCAACAAAGACGACAAGGACTATGGTCAAGAATGTAACGTTTGTGCGTTGCGTTATATTAATGTTATAGTTATGGCTAAAAGAAAAGGAGTTATATATGTGTCTTCCAAGTAGGTCACCAAGAACACCTGCACCCGATCCTGAGTTAGAAAAGGAACGTGAGTCTGAGAAAGCTAAAGAGCAAGTAAAGACTTCAGAAATGAAGCAGGAAGCATTAGAAGAAACTGTCTCAAGAAAACGTAAGGGTACTGGTAGACGATCATTACTAACTGGCTCAGGTGGTGGTGTAGGATTTTACAATAGGTACGATTCCTAATGATTGATTTAGCTCAAAGCTATATGGCCAAATATGAAAAGGCCAAAACAATTAGACGTGAGTTTGAAGAACTCTACGATGAAATCTTTGAGTACTGCCTCCCACAAAGACAAGGGTTTAAGAATTATACTCCCGGTCAAAGACGTGATGATCGAATCTTTGATGAGACAGCCGTCGTTGGTGTGCAAGAGTTTGCATCAAGACTACAGTCAGGATTAGTTCCTAACTTTGCTAGATGGGCAGACTTTGTTGCAGGCAGTGAAGTGCCCGAAGAAGAAGCTGATGAGATTAATAACAAGTTAGATAAAGTAACTGAGTATATATTTGAAATACTACAGACATCAAACTTTGCTCAAGAGATACATGAATGTTTTATAGACCTTGCTTTAGGTACGGCAGTGCTTGCTGTTACTGAGGGTGATGCTTTGAATCCTATACGTTTTCATTCTATTCCATTACCACATGTTGTATTAGATGTTGGGCCTGATGGTAGGATAGATCATGTATATAGAGAAAGAGAATTAAAGTTTGAAGACTTACCTGTGGCATATCCACGTGGTACATTTTCAACTAAGACATTAGAAAAGATACAAAAGTATCCTGATAGTAAATGTAAAATACTAGAAGTATCCTGTAAGCTATACGATAAACCAAACGAAGAACGATACAGTTATATGGTTATTGAGTGTGGTGATAAACAATTAATACTACAGGAAGAATACTCAGGCGTAGGTTCTAATCCTTTTATTGCATTTCGTTGGAGTAAAGCCTCTGGTGAAATTTATGGAAGAGGTCCTGCCGTCAATGCGTTAAGTGCTATTAAGTCTGCTAACCTTACAATAGAATTAGTTCTTGAGAATGCACAGATGGCTATATCAGGCATCTATCAGATGGATGATGATGGAGTTATTAACGTAGATACAATTAACTTAGTGCCGGGAACTGTAATACCTAAAGCACCAAACTCCCAAGGACTACAGCCAATAAGAGCAGCAGGTAACTTTGATGTTGCTAATCTAGTTCTTAATGATATGCGTAACAATATTAAACGAGCATTGTATAATGACATGCTTGGCGATCCGAACAAAACACCTGCATCAGCTACTGAGGTAGCAGAACGTATGGCTGATTTATCTAGGAAGATTGGTTCTGCATTTGGCAGACTACAAGCAGAGATGGTTCAGCCTGTTCTTCAACGTGTGGTTTATCTTTTATCAAAGCAAGGTAGGATAGAAATACCTACTGTTAATGGTAGAGAAGTAAAGATAAAAAGTGTTTCCCCTCTGGCACAGGCACAATCTAACCAAGACATTGTTTCCCTAGATAGGTTTCTTGAAATGGTCGCAGGCCGTTTCGGTCCAGAGGTAGTTAATCTCCTTGTCTCCTCAGAGGAAACTGCTATCTATCTAGCCAAGAAATTTGGTGTGCCAGACCATTTGATTCGTGATGTAGGTGAGCGTCAGCAGATGGTACAGATGGCACAACAGATGCAACAACAAACAGGAATAGACCCGAATGCAAACCCAAACATCCAAGCACTTGGGGGTTGATGGATACCCTCGTTCAAAAGAACAAGACGAAAAGATTTCTCAAGATTTAGCCAGTACCTTTAACTCCCCCAGTGGTCTGGCTACTTTACAATATCTAAAGTCCATAACCATAGAAGCAATAACTGGAGCAAACATATCTGCTGAAGAGTTAAGGCATCTTGAAGGACAAAGATACTTAGTGGCATTAATTGCCAAACGTGTTCAACATGCAGAGAGGATAAATCATGGAAGAAACATTACTACAAACACAAAGTGAAGCACCTGCTGAAGCAACAGCAGAAACACCTGCAGTAGAAACTGCACCTACAGAAGTTGCTAGACCTGAATGGTTACCTGAAAAGTTTAGTGACCCTGCTGATATGGCAAAAGCATATGGCGAACTAGAGGGCAAGCTAGGTAAAGGTGAAGAAGAATTACGTACTAAGCTTATGGAAGAAATGGAAACAGAAGCTTTTGCAGAACGACCTGCGTCAGTAGGTGAGTATGTATTACCAGAATCTATAGATGAATCTGAGGCTGTAGATAATGAGTTACTTAACTGGTGGTCTAACTATTCATGGGAGAATGGATTAAGCCAAACAGAATTTGCTGAGGGCATTGAAAAGTACGCTAATGCAGTAGGTGGTCAACAGGTTGATCTTGAATCTGTATCAAAAGAATTAGGAGATAACGCAAAAGCTAGAGTAGAAGCCGTTCAGTTATGGATGAATAAGTTCTTTCCTGATCCTGCTATGCAAGAAGCAGTAGCTACATTAGGTTCAAGTTCTGCAGGTATCAAAGCATTGGAACATGTTATCGAACAAACAAAAGGAAGCACTGTATCTCCTACTGGTGTGCCTGCAGGTCAAGTAAGTCAAGCTGATGTTGAAGCTAAGATGAAAGACCCAAGATACTGGCAACAGGGTAGACGTGATGAAGCATTTGTTAGGGAGGTAAACAGTGACTGGCAGAGACTTCACGGGGGTAGGTAAGTATGGCGATGCCTTTATTGTAAAGTCAAGACCAAGTCATGCTGAAAGACTACAAAGTAATTTAAGATCAACAGATGTAAGAGAGTGTGTGGTTGCAGGCGTGAATCCTTGGCGTGCATTAATGCAACCATTTCAAGAGGATACGGCTGAAACTTATACTGCTTTGTTAAACGACGAACCTGTTATGATGTTTGGTGTAGTTAAACAACATGATCTTGTTGGTAGGATATGGATGCTTTGTAGTAAGGAGGTAGAAAAATATCCAAAAACATTTATGAAATTTTCTCCATCTATAGTTGAGTACTTCCAAAGTCAATATTATATATTAGAAAATGTATGTCCTGTAGAACATTACAAGACTCTTTCATGGCTTGGCTACCTTGGGTTTGACATACTTCCTGATATAATAATGCAAAATGGTTTTAAGGTAGTTAGATTTGTGCGTTGTCAGAATAATTATTATATGCCATCCATTGATGATACACGGCCTGTAATAAGCTGATGGCCCTAACGGATAACCAGTTGAAGCAAAGAGCAGATAACCGAGAGCAACTTAAACAACAATCTGCTATATGCAGGGAAAGGACTACATAATGGCTAATACAATAGACACAGCCTTTATTAAGCAGTTCGAGTCCGAGGTACATTTAGCTTATCAAAGAATGGGTTCCAAGTTAATGAACACTGTTCGTAATGTAAGCAATGTTGCAGGAAGCGTTGTACGCTTTCAAAAAATCGGTACTGGAACAGCTTCAACTAAATCAAGAAATGGTATGGTAACTCCAATGGAACTAGCACATACTACAGTAGAAGCAACGTTAGCAGACTACTATGCTGCAGAATACATTGACAAGTTAGACGAACTCAAGACAAACATTGATGAGCGTCAAGCTATTGCAACTTCTGCTGCTGCTGCATTAGGTCGTAAGACAGACGAGATTCTTGTCACTGCGATGGATGCAGGTGCTAACTCAACTCAATTACATGATACAAGTAGTGCTGTTCAAAAAGCAGACTTGTTATCTGCATTTGAAACATTTGGTACAGCAAACATTCCAGAAGATGGACAGCGTTATATTGCTATGCATCCTAAAGGTTTTGCTGATCTTTTCTTAATTGAAGAGTTTGCATCATCAGATTACGTAGGTGATCAGAACTTACCATACGCAGGTGGAATGACCATGAAGAACTTTCTAGGTTTTAACATCATGTCTACTTCTGCTATTACAGCAGGAAAGAACTTAGCGTATCATACAAGTGCTGTAGGCTTAGGCATTGGTGCTAATGTAACTACTGAGTTAAATTACGTACCAGAGAAAGTTTCTCACCTTGCAACTTCAATGATGTCCATGGGTGCTAGTGTCATAGATGACAATGGTATTTATGAACTTCTTGACAACAATTAATAGGAGGGTTTAATGGCTTATGCAGCAAGTGGTCTTACCAGAATTGGTGGAGATTCAAATGGTAGCTTGTGGAGATATACAACCACAGATGCTATTGCAACTGTTAATACAGCGGGTTACTTTAATAGTTCAGCAAATATGTTAGGTGTTCGTGATCTTATAATAGTTCACGACACTAATGTGCCGACTACAAATTTTGTAACTGTTTTATCCAATACTGGAACAGTAGTTGACGTTTCAGACGGAACTGCTGTAGCAGAAACAGACGGCGACTAAAATAAATGGCATCAACGGCATCTGATTCAGCGTTGGATATTGCATCGAGAGCCTTAGTGCTCATCGGTGCAGAGCCAATTACTTCTTTTGAAAGCAGTTCAACTGAAGCATTGGTTGCGTCTAACATGTATGAAGATGTCGTTAGGTCATCTTTGTGTGTAGCAAGATGGAGGTTTGCAACAGAGCAAGCAGTGTTAAATCAACTAACAGATACCCCAACTGGTAGATTTGCTATAGCACATCAACTCCCAAGCAATCTTCTTATGCTTCATGCAGTTACAATTAACGACAACAAAATTATATACACAGTATATGGCGATAAAATATTTTCAGACTCTACAACAAACGATACGTTAATAGCCGACTATACTTATAGAGCACCTGAGACAGACTTCCCATCTTACTTTTCCTTAGCTGTTCAATATTCATTGGCATCTGTATTTGCAACTTCAATAGCTAGAGATGATAAGCTTATGGAGATGATGGAAGTAAAGGCAGAAAGGTTAATGGCTAAAGCAAGAAACCTTGACAGTCAGCAACAAACATCAAGAGGATTGACAACCACGAGGTTCAGAACAAATAGGTTGAGTTAATGGCAAGGATAAGAGTACCTCAAAATAGTTTTCAGTTTGGTGAGATAAGTCCGTCATTAACCTCAAGAACCGATACGGCTGTTTATAAGAATGCAGCAGAGAAAGTTCGCAACTTCTTTATACGTGGTGAGGGTGGAGTTACTAAAAGACCGGGAACTAAACGTTGGCATAACTTTGCATCTGCTCCTGCTTATTCATCTGATCTAAGACAGACAGTAAGAATAGAACCATTTATATTTTCAGACGATGAACAATATATAATTGCATTTAGTAATACACGCATAGAAGTATTTCAAATCAATCCGTCTAATGGCAACATCAGTTCTATACAGGCCATTACATCACAGGCTTGGTTAGTTAATACAACATCTGCACCTTATCTTGAGGAGTATACCTTTGCTCAACAGGGTGACATTATGTTTATTGCTCATCAAACTGTTGCACCAAGAAAGCTTATTCGTACAGGATTAACTACTTTTACTGTAGAAACATTTGCGTTTGAAGAATCAGTAAATAGTGAGCATGTGTTTCAACCATATTATTCATTCCAAGACTTAGGTGTTACGCTATCATCTAATGCAACAAGTGGCAGTGGTAGAACTCTTACTACATCAGCAGATTATTTTACATCAGATCATGTTGGTGTGTATCTTAAGATAGGTCAAGCTGAAGCTAAGATTACTGGATTTACAAATGCCACAACAGTTACAGCAACTATTTATGGAACACTTAGACAACAGTTAGATAACGATGCATTAAAAGTTTCTGAGGGAAGTGGCACAATACAAGTGACACATGCATTACATGGTTTAGCAGTTGGTGCTTCTATTGTTATAGATAGAGCAGGAACAATAGGTGGTATAGCTATAAGCAATATTAATGGCACAAGGTCTATTACTGCTGTTATTAATGAGAATGTTTATGAATTTACAGCAGGTGGTAGTGCTACATCTAATGCTTCGGCTGATGGAGGTGGTGCTCCTAGGGTAGCAACAGGTGCAGCGACTACAGAATGGCAAGAGCAAAGTTACTCAGCAGTACGTGGATTCCCTGCAGCCGTTACCTTTCATCAAAACAGATTATGGTTTGGTGGTACACTAGCACAACCTGATGGTATATGGGGTTCTAAGTCTGGGCAGTATTATAACTTTGACGTAGGTGATGGTGAAGATAACGATGCACTTGATCTTACTGCAAACGTTGGTGAGATATTTACTATTAGACATTTAGTATCTAACAGAGACTTACAGGTCTTTACTACAGGTGCAGAGTTATTTGTTCAAGCACCAACAGACAAACCAGTTACTGCAGCTAATGCACAGATACGCAGACAGACTCCTTATGGTAGTTCATTTGTTAAGCCTACAGTATTTGATGGTGCTACTTTGTTTATACAGAAAACTGGTAGTGCATTAAGAGAGTTTCTATTTGCTGATTCAGAAGCATCGTATACATCTGTAGCTGTCTCAGGACTAGCACCACATTTGATAGTTGACCCAGTACAACAAACATCAATCAAGGGTGCGTTAAATAGAAGTGAGTCATATGCATTCTTACTTAACAGTGATGGTACGTTAGCTGTATTTTATTCTATACGTGGAGAACAAAAACAAGGTTGGTCCTTATGGGATACAACAGGTAAGTGGCATTCAATATGTTCTATACATGAAAGATTGTTTGTTGTTTGTTCAAGAAATGATGGCTCAGGTACAACCAAGCTATTCTTAGAAGAGTTTCAAGTAGCTATGCCTATGGATTTCTGTGATGAATTTAGTGCATCAAGTAGTGTGTTTGGTAGTTTAACTTCACACTTTTCTAATGGTGCAGTTGTTAAAGCAATTAGTGGTAATGATTATCTTGGAGAGTTTACAATCTCTGGAGCACAGATAGATGCATCATTAGCTAAATCAGGTGTGTCCACTGGCTTTATAGGTTACGCATTCGTTCCTCTCATCACGACCTTGCCAGTGGATGCAGGTATTATTGGTGGCCCTCTTACTGGAGAACCAAGAAGAATTAGCCGTGTTGTATTAGATTTACATTCTACCTTAGCCGTATCAGTTAATGATAAAGACTTAGTGTTTAGAAATGTTACTGATGATATGTCAGCAGATAGAGTGGCAGTTACAGGTAAGGAAGAGTTTAGGGTGCTAGGATACAGTCGTGACCCACGAGTTAATGTATCACAGAGTTATCCTTTTAGTTTAGACTTAAATGGTATGGTAGTGGAGGTAGCGTTCGGATGAGTTATTGGATGGTTGCAGGTGCAGTTCTAAGTGCCTATGGTTCAATGCAAGCAGGAAAGGCTAGACGTGCTGAAGCAAGAGCACAGCAAGCACAGCTAGAAGAACAGAAGAAAGATGCTAAGGTTACAGCAATGCAAGAGCATAATATACGCATGAGTAATCTTAATACGATGCTAGGTATAAACGAATCTATAGCCGGAGTCATGGGTAGAGATGTTGGTAGCGATAGATCATTAAAAGCAATTAGAGAAAGAACTATACGAGAAGCTAGAACCACTGAAGATAGAGCAAGACTTCAACTTGTTAGCCAACAAAGTCAACGTTCTATGGGCATACAGATTGCAGGCATGAGAGGTCGCAATGCTATGAGAGCAGCAAGATTCCAAGCTATGGGAAGCTTATTAAAAGCAGGCAATCAATACTCACAAATAAGTAGTGGTGCAAATACATCTAACACTGGGATATTTTCATAATGGCAGAATTTCTTAAAGCTAAAACATCTACATTTGTTAACAAGCCTATGGGTGTTATAGACACTAGAACAGGTGGAGCAGATGTTGGCAATGCTCTAGCTAATCTAGGCAATCAAATATCACAGATGGCATTTGAAGAAGCTGTTGTAGATCAAGAGCAAGCAGGTAAGGATTATGTTGCATCATTACAAACAAGAAATGATAAAGGTGAATTACAGTATGTAGAGTTACCAAAGAGTTTGAGTAAAGTTGCAACAAGAGCAGCAACACCACAGCTACGTAAAAGGTATGCAAACGAATTACAGCTTGATACAAGTAGAAAGCTAACTCAGTTACACACAGAAAACAAAGATAATCCTGTAGAGTTTGACAGGAAGGCTAATCTTTATATTACAGAAACAATTAATACTCTTAAAGAAAATGGCTATGGTGAAGTAACTGGGCAGTTTGCAACAGATGCTTCGGGTCTTATGGTACAGCATTCTAACAAACTAAAGATGGATGTATATAAGAAACAAGAAGAAGTTGCTAATGAAAAATCAAGAGTTATTATTAGCGACAATATTACTTCTGCTTATTCACTTAGAGTAGCCGGTAAATCTGAAGATGCTGATAAATTAGACACAGCAACTATAGCTATGCTTGACGAACTAATTGAGAACGATGCAGTTAATGCACCTGCTTATCGTGAGCGTAAATCAGAAATAAAAACAAATCGTAGACAGGCTATTATGGAAGTTGAGTTTAATAAATTCAATGGTAATGCAGCACAGATGGCTGCATATAATCGAAGTCTTACATTAGGAAAGATACAAGGCTCTGATATAAAGCTATTGCCAAATTTAAATGACGCACACTTTCAAGAGCAACGTAAAGAGTTGAACCCTACTGAGATTAGAAAGCTTACAGCTTGGGCGTCTACAACCAAGGGTAAGTTTGCAGATGGATATAAAGCTTCTGCTAAGGTAATTGGTTTTAAAAATGCACAGTTTAATTGGACAAATGGAAGAGCAAACACAGGCAGTAAATCAGAGAGCGATAACATTGATGGTGCTATAGGTATGTCTCTAGGCATTGGAAGAAAAGTTAATTCAATAGATATGTTAAGTTTATCACCAGAGAGACTTACAAACGTAAATACAAATCAAAAGATTAACGCTACAGTTGCTTCTTCATTTAAGAATATAGTTAATAATCCTGCTGTAGTAGCTACGCATATAGCTAATTTAGAAGAACAAGACAACAATGATGTTGCTGAAAGAGCAGCTAACAATTATGTAAACATTGCATCGGTTGTTTCTGGTAAACTTGGTATACAAAAAGAAAAAACTGCTAAGGCGATTCAAGTAAAACAATTAATGAGAGATGGTAAGATGAGTGCCGTTGACGCTTTTAAAGCAGTTCATGTTCCACCAGAAGATGCTAAAGCGATAGCTATGGATGTAAGGGATAAGGTCATAGCTAATGATTCTAGTATTACCGAAGACAATTATAAACAATCAGCTTACATAAAGAATCAAGTTAAAAAGATTGGCCTTGAATATGAACTAGATACAAAAGAAACTAATACATTAAATATTATTTATCTTAATGCATTAAGGGCTAAAGGTGCTACACCAGAAAGTGCTAAAGAAGTTGTAGAAGAATTTATAGAAGAAGTTTACAAAGAAGATGAAACAAGTTTTAATCCATTTGAAAAAACTACTGGCACAAGAGATACAGGTTCTGTTTCTGCATATTACAACGATGATGAAAGAGAAAAGGTTATATCTATTTGGCAAACAACAGTTGATCAAGACATAAATCAATATACAGATGAGGACAGATTAGTAATTGGTGACAATGTATTTCTTATGGCAGACCAAGGTAATGGTAGTACTGGCTATGGTAGATGGACATTAGTTGACGCTGATGGACTGCCAATCAAAGATGACTTTGGTGTAATAACATTTGATACTGATCAAATAACACAACAGCTACAAGAAGAAATTGAAAATGAAAGAAAAGAAAATGAAGCTGAAGCAACCCTAAGTAAAGGTTGGTGGCAAGATATAGGTTCTGATTTTATAGGTTGGTACACTGGACAAAAAGGATCAGGTCTCATTAGAATGAAAGATGGGCCACAAAGTTTGATATCCGGCCAAGACATGACAACTGATTTAGAAATAGCAAACAGAGAACAGACAAGCGTTGATGTGGTAGAAAGCGTTGTTCCTAAATCCGATCTTGTCACAGCAACACAGAACGTAGCGTCTGATGTAAGTGGTTTTGTTTCTGATACAGGCGAAAAGTTTGTAAGAAATCTTGAGATTGTATCTGAGAAAAGCGTAGAGTTACAAAATAAAATATATGATTTATTTAAAAAAGAAGGCTCAGAAGTACTAAGAAGTTCTCCTGAGTTTATACAACTTACATCATTGTTAGGGCCTGACCCTATTGATACTATTGTCAATTCTGTTAAAGCAATGAGACCTATTGATGCTCATGTAACAGCAGTTGAGCAGTTAATTGAAGATGAGGGATTTAGCTCTATACAGTACCCTGATGGTGCAGGTAACTCGGTTGGTTATGGTTTTGCAATTACAAGCCTAGAACCTGATGAGCGTGCACTGTTACCTGACATTAATAAGGTAACTAAGCCACAAGCTAAAGCAGTCTTAAATCTAAAAGTTAAAAAGATAACTGATAAGTATCGTCGTGACGTACCCGATTGGGATACATTATCTGCTAAAAGGCAAGCTGCTTTAATTAACTTTGCATTTCAATTAGGTTACGAAAATGTAACTGCACAAGGTCCTGACCCTACAAGACAATGGCCAATGTTTTTTGATTTACTTAAGAGAGCAACTAAAGAACCATCAGGTTCTGATTCAAGAAATGAAATGTTTGCTAGAGTAAGAAACAATATGGTTTACAACTATTCTCCACAAGGAAGAACGTATACTACTTGGTTTAATCAAACACCTGATAGAGCAAAGTTAGTAGCACAAAAAGTTAGAGGGTATTAATGTCTGAAATATTTTACAGAGATTCTGAATACACAAGCTTTGCACCAAGAAAAAATCCTATAGCAAGACCCGTATTTACTGAGTATCAAAAACATTTAGATGCACCCGACCCATCATTTGGAGAAACATTTTCAGCACATCTTGGCTATCAATGGATGCCTGTTACTAATTTTATACAGGAGCAAATTACATTTACAGATCAAGAGAAAGACCCAGACTTTAGATGGCAAGACCAAGATGAGACAGATAGCTACTATCAATTTATGAATGAGTTATCTAGGGCAAAGAACAGAGAGCATTATGACTTTATTATGTCAGGCATTGATCAGGGTATTAAGCGTAGAGAAACAATGGATAGAGGTGGTTTGTTTCCTGCATTGGTTGCAGGAATAGCAGACCCACTTAACATAGCATTTGCTATGCCTGTATTTAATATGGGAGTTAAGGCTGCTTGGGCAACAGGCTCTGTGTTTGGCGTAGCTAAAGAAAGTGCTAAGGTTGGCTTTGGTTTTGGCATAGCGTCTGAATCTATACGTGCTCCTTTTGATCCTATGAATACACCACATGAAGTTGCAATGAACATTGGAGCATCAACTGTAATGACTTCATTACTTGGTGGTGGGATGAAAGGTATAGCTAACACATACTCTGGTATGAAGTTGAAGAAGCTTAACAAAGAGATGGCTGATCTAAAAGAGAAAGGTGAGTTCGTTGGGCCTGAGCCTTTTACTCCTGCGACTCCTGAAGTAAAGCCTGTTACTCCTGAAGCAACAACTACTACACCTAAAGAACAGATTGTTGATCCTGCTATAAAGCGTAGGACAATATCTGAAATGTCTGATGAACAATTAGAGATGACTTATGGTAGAGAGTTTAATGTAAAGAAAGTAGTACGTGATCCTAAGATAGTTGATGATCTTAAAGCAAAGCATGACAAGAAGAATGTGCTAGGCTCACACATACACTCAGATGAGGGTGGCACTATCTTTGTAGATGTTAAAAGAACTAAAGAAAAGTTTCTAAGATTAAAAGAAAAATCTAAAGACAAACTGAAAGGTTACGCTGAATTAGAAAAACTTAGAGATACTGGTAAGTATACTGATGTAGCATACCATCATTCACGATTTTCGTTTAAGCATATAGATACTTTTAGAGATGAAAATGAATACGTTGACTTTGTTATCTTCCACGAACTAATGCATGGTAAGTTCCCTAGACTAGCTGATGAAACAAATCTTGCCTATGAGATGCGTGTAAATACAATGGCATTCAAAAGAGCACAAGAAGAACGTCTTAAATCAAGCACAAAGACTGGTGCTATTAAGGAAACAATATACTCAAGAATAGGTTTCGTAAGCAAGTTCATACCATCAAGAATAATTAATGAAGCAAAAGATTTAAGCATTCTAATCAAAGATGATTACAACAAGATGTCATTCAATGCATCTGTTGCATTAGAGGGCAATCAATATGGTAAAGCATCACAGTCTTTATCAGCAAGAGCAAAGCTACATGGTGGTAAAGCATACGCATTAAGAATAAGAATGCGTGAGAAGTACATGAAGTTTATGAAGTCTCGTGTCGGTACAGGTGAGTTTATGGGGTTTGATGTAGCCTCTATATCAGTAAGAGCAAACAGATATATGCGTGGAGATACAACTCAAAAGACATACGACGAATGGTTTGATGATTTGGTTATGACACACATCGACAATGGCAATCCCGAATGGCATGCAGCTAATTACAAGATGTTGCCCGAAACAATTAAAGAAGCACTAGATGATCTTGATGCTTTGTTCCGTTCTATTGATGAGCAGGCTAGAGAAGTTGGTGTACTTGGTGACGATGTAGGTATACGCAATCAATTAAAACAAATAGCAAATGATATAGAGAACAATGAACTTGAACTCCCTAAGTTAAGAGCAAGCATTAAATCTGTTATGGACAATGCTACTGATCGTGCAATGCGTAGTGGTAGTAAATCAGACAAGCCACAGCTTACAGTCAAGCAAGCTAAATATATAAGCAGTCTTGAAGCTGATATAGCTATTGCTGAAAAAAGAATTAAGAATGGCAAGTTAAATACCATATGGTTAAATGGTGTGCTTAACTCACCAACACGTAAGAACTACAAGTTCCCAATTTACTATGACAAAGCTACATTGTTACAGAGTGCAGAGAAGCGTGAGGCTTTAACTAAAGTATTTGCTGATCACTTTCTTGAGGAGGGAACATACAAAAAATGGGATGGTGACAAGTGGATAGACGTAGAGATCAGAGGTAAAGCTGACAAAGCAAGAGCAGAAGCAGAGGCTGTTGTGAATAAGATTCTTGAGATAGGCGATAACTTACATGAGAATGGTGTTGGTATGGGTAAAGGTAAACACCTTATGATACGTGCTACCAACATACCTGAGTGGAAAGTAAAAGACTTTATCATTAGAGACGATCGTGTGATTGAGAACTACTTAGATAAGATGGGATTTAGAATTGAGTGGGCAAGAACATTTGGTAGACAAACTATTGATGATTTGCTTGAGACACACACAATCATAATGAAGTCTGATGGACTATCAGACAAAAGAATTGCACAGATAAGAACTAACTTCTTAGCTGACTACGAAAGAGAATCAGGACAGATGATTCGTTCTGCTGACAGGTGGGATAATAAGTACTCAAGACTTACTAAGAAAGTTGCAGGTATGACATATCTTACAGGTGCAGGTGTCACATCTATAATTGAAACTGTTGCTATGCCTATATTTGAACATGGCTATGGCCGTGTGTTTAGAACTGCAGTACAGGCTGTTGATGGTAACTGGGATAATATAAAAGCTAACGTAAAGAATCTTCGTTATGTAAACGAGGGTATGGAGATGGCTAAGTCCATAGCACAGAAACAATTTCTTGTAGACTCAGCAAGAGATATGCAACCCGGTCGTCTTGAGCGTGCTGTTGAAGCAATGGAAAAAGGATTTTATATAGGCAATGGCTTATCAATCATTACCAAGATAGGTAAAGAGATTGATATGGCTATACGCATACCTAAGTTTTACGAGCAGATTAATAATCTCAAAAACAATATTAAGTCTGCAGCTAAAGATGAAGAAGAACTAAACAGGTATGGTATTACGAGAGATGTAGCTGTGCGTATATCTAACATGCCATGGGAGAAAACAGAATCAGGTATGCCAGTCCTGAATCTAGCTGAATGGCCTGAAGCAACTGCATTAGATAGAGAACTCAAAAGAACTATGATGACTTATCTTGCATCTGCATCACGTAATACAATCATGCATGCTACTGCATTTGATAGACCTATGATTATGGATGGCTTTGTTTACGTAAAGCATAAGCCATGGATGAATAGATTAGGAATAACTGTTGATGAAAGAGCAAGTATTAAGGTAGGCAAGAACATAACGTACCCAATGGCACGAGTTGAATCTGGTGTCATGGCATTTCCTTTTCAGTTCTATAACTTTGCATTTGCAGCAACAAACAGAATTGCAGCGTCTATGCTAGACCCATCAAGACAACATAGAATGGCAGGTATGTCTGCTCTTATGGCAATGAGTTATGTTACATTACTTATCAAGAAGCCTGATTGGTGGTTTGAAAACAAGGATATGCCTGAGTTAATGATGCGTAGTTTTGAAATGTCTGGTATCACAGGTATATATTCAGACTTAGCTTATCAAGCATTGCATTCTGCAATAGCGACAGGCTTACATAACCCTGATGACTCTTGGTTAAAGGGTAAGTACAAGCCGACAGTTGGCGATCAGTTTGCAGACTTTGCAGGTGCTACACCGGGAATGATGAGAGAGTGGGTTCTTGGTGCACACGAACTATTGACAGATCAATCGGCTGAAGGTCTGAAAAGATTCTCGTACAATTTGCCTATAATTGGCTTAACACCTTTTGCTGAGGACATGAGAGAACTATCTAGAAGTATTACAAGACAATGATTTGTGCGTTGCACACAACATTAACAACAAATAGGGTGCGAGTATGACTATTACATTAAGCGATCATTCACCAAGAGAATCTTACACTGTAGCACAGGGTGTAACACAGACGGCATTTACTGTACCGTTTGAATTTTTTGATGATGCTGATTTAAATTTTTATGTTGATGGTACGGTTAAGACATTAACAACACATTACACAGTATCAGGTGGTGATGGTGCAAATGGCACAATCAATACAACATCAGGTAATTCTGTTGTAGGTATAACAGGTGGGTCTACTGTAGTAATTACAAGATCGATAGCTTTAAATAGAACAACAGACTTCCCATCATCAGGTGCGTTTGATGTTGCAAAATTAAATACAGAGTTAGATAGATTTACTGCAATAGCAGACGATATAACTGATACTGTTACTAGATCATTGCAACTTGCAGACGAAGATGCAACAGCAACAATGACTCTACCTGTAAAAGCAGATAGAGTTGGTAAAGTTTTAGGATTTAATGCTAGTTCTGGTAATGCTGAGGTTGTTGGACAGCTTACTTCTGCTGCAGTTACAGTATCTACTGTTGGTGTAGGTGGTAGTGCAACAGCATCTGTTTCAACATCTGGCAATACAGCGACATTTGCACTTGGGATTCCTACTGGTGCTACTGGTGCAACTGGTGCTACTGGTGCTCAAACTGAAATAACATTAACGGCAGACAGTGGAACAAATCAAACATTAGCACATACGAATACTTTAGATATAGCAGGTGGAACTGGTATAGCAACTGTTGTTGGTGCAACGGATACTGTAACTATTAATGGTACAGACGCAACAACATCAGCTAAAGGTATAGCTTCTTTTGCATCTGCTGATTTTACAGTATCAAGTGGTGCAGTTAGTTTAGAATCTGCTGTTGTTAAAACAGACGAGCAGAATACATTTACAAAAGCACAACTTGCATCAACTTATACAGCAGCTTTATCAGCTACATCAGGTGTTCTTGATTATGATACATATCAAAACTTTATAATAACTCTAGCTAGTGGATCAAACACATTAGCAGCACCTACAACAGAAGCGTCACAAGTAGGTCAAACTGGTTTTATAATATTTATACAGCCAAGCAGTAGTAGTGCAGGAACAATAAGTTTACATGGTGACTATGAAACTGCTGAAGCAGCAGGTCTTACATTGTCTTCTGCAAACAATGATTATGATGTAGTTCCCTATATAGTAAAGGCTGATAACAGTATATTGCTAGGTGCTGCTCAACTTAACTTTGGGTGATTAGATGTTTAGTTCAGAAGCATGGTTAGCAAATCCTGGTGCAGGTTTCTATAATGGTGTTGCTACACAGTCATTAAGGTTTGATGATGGTAGTAGTCCATATCTAACTAAAACATTCGGCTCTGATGGAACTGGTAGTGGTGCAACTTGCACAATTTCTTGCTGGGTTAAAAGGGCAAATATATCTAATAATGACCAATGGTTTTTTACTGCTGGTGCATCAAGTCCTGCTTGGCTACTAGGGTTTAGAACTGCTGATACTTTAGCTTTTGGTGATGATGATGGCAACCCTACTGTTACAGTAACTGATAGGGTTTTTAGAGATACTTCAGCTTGGTATCATATTGTATTAAGAGTAAAAACTTCTGAATCTGCCAATGCTGATAAATACAAAATATATGTCAATGGTGAATTACAAGCTACAACTTTTAGTGGTACTGCAGCAGATACTCTTTTTGGTGCAAACGTAGTGCATAATATAGGTAGATACCCAACTGGGTCAACTTATGTAGATTTATATATGTCTGAATTAAATTTTGTAGATGGTTTAGCATTAGATGCTAGTTATTTT